AGAAAGAATATTAGCATAAATTATATTAGAATTTTCCTTAACAATTACAACACTTGCAGATTTAGGATTAATATCTGACCTTTTTAGTAGTTGTTTAATTAATGGTATATGCTCAATAGTTTTGATGTTAGGGTAATAAACGGGCTTTGTATCTTTGAAAGAATGAATAAAATCAAGACTTAACTTATCATCAATAGATATTGACTTAGACCAGTTTCTATTAAATGTTTTGGTAGGTGCAACTACCCAACCTTTACCAACAATAGGCATCCAGCCATATTGCTCAATCATTGTAGCATTTTTTGATTCTGTATTAGTTAAGTGGTCTTTAATGTCAAAAAGACTTGAATAATAACCTATGCCGCAATATTTAATATCCTCCTGTAAAACATTTTGGATCTTTGCATTATTAATATTATGTACAGAAATAGACCTTCCTTTATCAAAATAATTCAAGACAGCCATCGACCCAAAGATTATTGCGGAAATTAATAATGATATATCTTTTATATTATTCCATTTCATTTATATATCCATAAATTAAATCGTAATCCTCGCTAATTAGACATTTTAATAGCTCGTTAGGCGTAAAAAATTCTATCTTAGGAACTATATTTGCTTTATTTAAAGCCATTTGAACAAACTTAGAGCAGTAATGTAGTGAGTTCTTTTTGCCAACATATTTGTAAATCTTATTTTTAATTAGTCTTGGTATAATACCCCATTCTTCGATCTCTGAAAATATTGCTAATAATAGCGAATATCTACCTTTACCAACGTAATTTATTAGATCTTTTCGGATAATGTCGTATTCCTTATCTGTAACTTCGATTTCCACCCTGTCGATTCTAACATCCTTTTTAAGCTTCTTATACCATAATTCGGCAGGGGTTTTTATGTTCCCTACTATTGCTCTCGATTCAAAGACATGATCTCCCATATCGATTGAGACATGCTCCGATGATATTGTTCGACCTCCTATCTCAACCCTATCTCTGTAAGTGCCATATTGGATAATGAATCTAGCAAAATACTTAATAGATTTAGTACTTAATTCTGTTTGGTGGAAATTAATTTTTACTTTTTTCATTACCAAGTTATATTATTTACTTCTTCAATGGTGGTAGCATTATTTATTGCTGTTATTTTAGTAGATTCATTGTTATAAACAATTCCCCTTTGTGTTTTTATAAGAATACCTAACTGCTCTAATTCCGCCCTAGATAATACTAAAACATTACCATTAATATCTAGCCATTGATTATCGTCACCATTTAGAACTAAAGCCCCTAATATGTTTTGACTAGCTTTTTCACTAGATATAAATTGAGTATCTAAATAATCTATTGGTAAATATAAAGCTTCATCTTTCGCGGCTTTTATTTCTACAATTTTACTATTTTTAGCTTCTTGCAATAAATAAGTATCAATATCATCTTGAGTTGCCTCAATATGTTGATCTCTAATGTTTTTACTTAATTGTAGATAATTATCTACTTCAAAAGTTTTAATTTCATTTGTTTGTTTGTTTTTTAAATATATCATAATTATAAATATTCGATCCAACCGTTAATATAAAGGGAATAAGCGCATGCTATTCCGTCAACATATCCAAATTTTATTTGTGAATTAGAATCTACCTTTATTGGAAAAGGTGGTGTTATAGCGCTTCTTGATGCTACTGTGCTTGATATAACTCCAGAAAAAATACCGCCACCTTCTATTGTAGAACCTACCTGAAATTTTGTATAAGAAGCTGTTGAGCTATTAGCTAAATCTCCATCAATGAGAGCTAAAGAAAATGGTGGACAAGTAATATTATAAGTATTATATGCAGGAGTCGTCGCTGAGTAATTTAGTACAGCTGTGCTATATATAAACCTGTAACCGCCATTAAAAAAAGTGTAGCTACCATTTTTAATATTTCCTGATCCATCAGTAAGTATCGCTCCTCTATAAGCTTTTTTAGTATATCCGCTAGGAAGTGTGGGACTTGAATAACTAGGATCAAATCCTGCATCTATAACTCCAGTGCTTAAATTTTTAATAACAAAGCAATAGTAAAATGTATCCGCCGCAACTGAGCCAGTAAATAAACCCCCCGCATTATCTCCTGCTACCCAAGCCGCATCAATCTGCTTTGTTAATGCTGTTGCTACCGCTTGACCTGAACCATCGTCAAATTGAAAATTACCAGCCGTAAAATCAATATCATGATCTGAATCTGTACCATTTGAGATTGTTATTTGATCTGGTAATAATGATTGACCAGCTGTTGATATTGTTGCTTGTGTTATTTCGTTACTAGGAATAAAACAATCATTATAAAATCTTAATGAAATATCTCTATTATTTGAAATAAATCCTGCTAAAATATCAGTTGTGCCATCAGAATTTTTAATATTCTTAGCACCCAACCCATTAACATTGATAGTTGATGCTCCTGTATTTGTGTTGCTTGTTCTAAAGCGAACTTCCATACCATCAACATATGCGGTTGGAGCTTGAAAGGAACCAGTGGTATTTAAAACATAAGCGTTTGCAATACCTGAATCAGTATAAAAAGAACCAGATGCTACATAGTTTGCAACTGCCTTTGATAGTTGCGTATTACTTGAGTCAATCGTTTGTCCAGAATCTTCAATTAAATTCTTTGAAGCTCTGACCATATTATTATATTCATCAGCAGATACTGTATTGCCGTTTACTTTATCATCAAATTTTGCCATAATTAACTATATCTAAAAATTAAATTACATTGAGCAGGTTTTATTTTATTAAATAAACATTCTAAAATCTCTGGTGCTTGACTTGTTAATGTAAAGGGCAGCTCCAAAGGTAAGCCAGCAGGCTGCTCACTCGCTGGTAAGGTAATAATTATTGTAAAAGGCGCTTCGTCTTGGTTTAATAATATAAATGGTAAAGTTAAGGGAAACGTTGAAGTCTCAACACCATTACTAACCTCTATATTAAAGCCTAGAATTGAAGCTACATTTTTAAATTGTTGTTCTGTGGTTACATTTATACCTGCTAACTTCAATAAAATATTTGTTCTTCTTTCTTCTAAGGTTCCAGTATTATTAAAGCAATCATCAGGGATTCCTACTTGAGTTTCCCAATCTGTTATTAATTGATCTGTTTTACTAGGGTCATAATCATCGTAAATAAGATTTGCTTTATCCCTAAATCTCACAAATTCCTCTGCAATACCAATTAAAACTTTTCTCAAGTTTGACCCCTCCTTATTTTTAGCTTGGTGCAACCTATCATCTCTTATATATTGAGCTAATATGTCTGCTTGCTGTGTCTGTGTTATTTTTTGTATTATAGGCATTATGGGAAAGTTATATTGCCAAGAGTAGCTAGTTCTCCTGTATTAATAGTTATATCCCCTGTCGGTGTTGTTAGTGCAAATACTGGCACATTGCCGTTACTATCTAGGGTATTAAATATTGCATTTGTATATTCATTTTCTAAAACATCCTCACTTAAAACAATTTGATCTGATTTAAAAAAGTCAGTTAGTGAATTAGTGATTGCTGCTTGCATATCAGAAGTATTTGGAGAAAGTCCGGAAAATGTAAAATTAACTGGTACAGCAGTTGGAGCTAATACATAAACATTATCATCTGGCATATTAGCAGGTTTTATTCCGTCGGTTAAATTATTACCATTTATAATTAAAATCTTTGTATCTGCTAATTGTTGAGATGTCGGAATTATATTTATATCATTATCTCTTACAAAATAAATCTCTGTTGACCCTGCTGATGGGGTAGCTTCATTAATCCAAACCCTCGTAATACCAGTTATAAATTGTTTTATAAAAACTGGTATTCCTCCCTTAGTAAAAGGAGCTGTAAAATTAGAAGTTCTTTCCAAAATTCTAGCACCATAATCTATATCACTTTCAATATCTAGCCCACCAGTTATACCCTCAAAAGTTGCAATAGCTGAATCGTCAATATTAGCAATAGGAGTTACAAGCGTAAAAACTGAACCAGAACCGCTATTTTGCAAAGCCCCAAAGTCGCTTGCTTCAATAGAGACAAAAGTATAAATCTCGGTAGCTGTTATTGTTCCAGTTGCAGGAGTTGTCGGTGAGCCTGTAACTTGATAAGTAAACTGATTATTACTAATAACTGATATTGTAATATTGCTTAAGTTATATTCTGGCTGATCTGCTCCCTGTATTGAGTCTAAAACTTGACCAGTTGCTAAATTATGATTAGATGTTGTTGTTACAGTTGCTAAAGTTCCGACTCTAATAATAGATGATATATTTATAGTCTGGCTTGTTATAGTTCCTGATGAGGTTGTTATATATTCATTACCATCTGATCTAGTTAAGGTTGTACCAATTGGAATTATACCGCCTGATGATCCTGTAAATGATAAAGTACCGATCGCCTTAGTTGCTGGCTGTCTTGTTATTCCAAAAATAACCCCCCATCTTTCCAAAAACTCATCTGTTGCAGTTTGGATAAATATTTGAGCTAAAACTTGTTCGCTTAAATCATTATTACTATCAATACCGCCTGCGATAGCTTCAACAATTCCCCTAACATAACTATTTAATATAGTAGGGTCAATCTGTTTAGAAGTGTCTAACTGTCCAGAATTGACAGACAATACTAAGTCACTAACCATTCTTTCTAATATCTCTGTTAATGTATCTCTTGCGATTGGCATTAGTTAGTATTTATTAATAAATTATAATTTTCTGTGTCCTCTTGAGATTTACCAATTATATCAAGATTAACCTCTAAATTAGACCCTATAAAACTAGTCTCAATATTAATATCTTTGATAATATCTTGATCTATTAACCATTTTAAACTATCTCTTATTGAGTCCTCAATTAAAGAAGTGTTTTGATCGGTATTTCTAGCTTGTTCTATGTATATCCATAATTTACTGCCTACCTCGTAATTTTCTATTCTTGAAAATTCATTAGTAAAATGACCCCTTCTTAAAATAGGGTTTGGCACTTCATTTGCATCTGCTCTTTTTTCGCAAAATAAACTCATATAAATTGCTGTATCAAGCCCTTTTGTTAATGCAAAATCACCGTTGTCAAAATCAATATCCCAGTTATTATTTCCATCTTGAAATAGCTTTATGTCTTGACTCATTATTGACAATAAAAAATAGTTATTTATAATTAAGTAATATTAAAAAATAGGGATATTGTCAAATAAAAAAAATTTACTTTAATGATACAAAAAGGATTTTTAAAAAGATTTACAAATAAAGGTAGAGCGGAAGTATCTACTGTTGACGGTCAAATACTTAACAATGTCCAGATTATCTATCCTTATGGCTATTATTCAAAAGCAACCTTAAATAATACAAGTGAAATATTATTATTCTTTTCATTGAGTAGTAAATCAAATATATTTGGTATCCCCTATAATGTACCAATTGAACCAGATGATTTATTAGATGGTGAATTGCAAATAAAAAATCCAATTGCTGAAAATAGCAAAATAACTTTTAAACAAAATGGAGATATTGAGATTACAACTAATCAAAATATTAATGAAGTGATGGAAAATTTAAACATTACAGCCAATACAAAAGTTACCATCAATGCTACTGAAATTGATCTAGCTGATGCTGTTTCATTAGTATTAAATGAAAATGCTAGTATGGATGTTACGGTTACAGGAGGTAGTAGTGCCGGCACTTATCCAGTTAATATTAATTCTGCTGGTCAAACTAAAGTAAAAGCTTAAAGTAAGCTAAAAAGACCAATCACATCAGATAAACTAGGCTCTAAAGTTAAAGAACCCTTTTCAACAATTACTAAATCAGTAAAAGAACCATTAAGGGATTTTGAGTAAGTAACATCTTGAATTAAAAACTCTCCATTTAATCCGGCAAAATCATCTTTGACCTTAACTAAATTATTTGATTTCCATAAACTACCCCCATAATAACCTTGAAGCCTTACATTATAGGTTTTTCCTTTGGCTCTTTTAACATTAATAAACCATTTAGCATAATCATTAAGGAATTTTGAAGTCGTAGGATCTGAGAAAACTATTCTACGCCTTCTAGGAGACCTGATATCACTATCGATTGACTTACCTTGTTGATTAGATGCTTGTTCTGTGTGAAAATCATTTGTATCTTGTGAAAATACCTCAACAATATTAAATCTATCCTTTGTTGATTCTCGATAAGATGCTGAAAGTATATTGTTATTACTTCCGTTTTGTTCACTTACTATATTGCCTATATTGCCTATTTTATCCTCTCTTGTTATTACTATATTACCATCTTCATTAGTTGTTAATAATGCCTGCACTTTTTGAGCATATCTAAATAGAAAATTAATAATAGTTTCTCCGCTTTCTGTATTCACTTTTTCGTTTTGATCTAATAAAGGTAATCCGATGACATTATTAATCACTTTTAGATTATAACCATTATCCAATAAGGTTTGAGTAATTAATTTAGGAAAGCTTCTTATGTTGTAGCTTTTTTGTATTACATCGCTATCTATTATATCAGTAGCCTTATCTGCACCCTCAAAGGTTATAGTATGAGATGATGAATCATAATCTATATTCCGCCCTATTATATAACCTGTTAGAATTAAATTATTATCAATATAGATTTTTATTTCATCTTGAGTTGAAGCATTTAATAAAGATGGGGCTATTTCGCTATTAATAGTAATAGATATTGAAAATGACTTGCCAAAATTTACCATTGAATCGGTAGCTTGAAATGAAGTTACCCCCTCATATTTAATTCCGTTTATTTCATAGAAAATTTTATTATCCATTACTTAAGATTTTAATAGTTCCTTTAATCTCGTTTGTATCTCTGAATTTATTTAAATCTTTAATATCATTTTTTTTATCTAATGATGCATAAAGCTGATAAGTTAAAACATTTAAAGGAATTTTGTTTGTTGTAAAATCTGAAACTTTAGGTAAAGAAATTGATAAATCATTTGTTACTTTTTGAAATTCAATTCTAATTCTTTGTAGTTCAGTCTGACTATCTCTATCTAGTCCAGTTATATTTTTAAATCCATCCTCTAAAATCTTAATATTACTATTTAGATCATCTTGATTTTTGTAATTTATTTGAGCAGCCTGATTGTAAGCTATGGCAAAAGTATTTACAGATATTAAATTATTGATTAAAGCTTGGTTTTTTAATGTAGCTTGCCTTGTTTGACTATCGCCCGTTACCACTTCGTCATTTTTAAATCCAATTAGATTTTTAACTGAATTAAAAACATCTTCTGCATTATCAAAAGCAACCTCTAAAGCATTAAAGGAATTTGTTAGCCTACCCGCTAAAACAGAAGGGGAGTTTACTAATGATTGAGTATTATTCACAATTTCATTTATAGAAGTTGCAAAGTCATTTACCCCATCACCAGCACCAGCAACTAAACTAGCAACCCTACCTATTTCTCGCCCCGTATCTCCTATGATTTGATTAGTTTTATCAAAACCCTCTTTAACTCTTGTAAATGTATTCCAGCCAGATTCTAATTTATTAGATATATTTTCACCTGCAATAGATCTTAATCTACTTAAAAATCCAGTATTACTAGCTATTTTTCCAACAACTGGTTGATCTGCCTCTTCAAATACTATTGAAAATGAAGTAATACCTAATGAAGATTTAGAGTTATTTATAGTGTAGTTAATTAATTTAACTTGCTTAACTCCATATTCTGGATGAACCAATTTACCTAATATATTTTTAGCATCTAGGGCGGTAATTAAAGCATCACGCTGATTATTATTGCTATTATTATCAATTATAGCTTCTATGTTGTAAGTCTTTCTAAGACCCCCTAAATCCTCAACAAATCTAATATCTGAATTCGGGTATTCGTGTGTTACTGTTTTTCTCCCACCATTAATTGAAGATGATTGATATAAAAACCTAACATCGTTATAACTCGCTTCTGGTAATTTAGCTATATTAAACATTAATTTAGTAATGGGTTAGATTGTGTAAAACTCATATTTGTCCGCATAGGGTTGTTATTAACTGGTGTAAAATTAGCACTAGTTCCTGATGGGGCATTAATATTAATTCCTAAAGTTCCCCCAACATCAACTGACTGACTTCTTTCAACTCTAAAAGATAATTCTCTTTTTTGTTGTTGTAAGATTTTATCTAATTCTTGACCCTTACTAATACCTAGATCAAAGCCGATACTCTCTGCAAAATTAGCTATTTTGTTTGAAAAGGAATCTATTTTATTGCTAATCACATTTATAATTGAGCTTATTTTGTTGCCAATCCAATCAAAAACCTTAGCAACATCATCTCTCATTAAGAACATTGCGATTGACAAGCTGGCAATACCTCCTATCAAAAGACCAATAGAATTTAAAGCTAAGAATCTCAATGCAATTCCCACTCCTTTTATACTAATTATTAAAAGTTTTAAAGATTTTAAAGCTAAGAATTTTATACCAACTCCTAGCACCGCAATAGGGGTTATTAATGCCTTAATAGCGATAGCAAACAATCCAAGACTGGCAAGCAAAGGAGCGATCGTTATTGCAATTAAAGAAAATATAGCTATTGTTTTTTTAATAGTAGGGGATAAATTATTAAAGCCATCTGCCATTTTTCTTAATGACTTAATTAACGGCTCTATAACCTTAAATTGTTCTTTTCCTATTTGCTCCGCTAGATCTCCAAAAGCATTTATTAATTGCTTTAATGGACCAGTTCCAACCTTAGCTAATGCCTTTGCCGTCCCTCCGTACTGCTTATCTAGTTCGTCTAAAATTAATTTTTGAGCCTTTGCCAGTTGGTTAGTTTCTGCGAATCTTTTTATTGTCGCTTTTTGGTCTTTGGAAAATTGAATACCTGACCTACCTAATGCACCAAGATTGGCAACAGGATCATTTAAAGCTTTACCTAATTGGATTGCTGTTGAAGTTAAATCAACCGCACCGCCTCTAGCTAATGATAATCTTGAAGCAACATCTAAAACCGCCTGCTGCGTTCTTAAAAATTCCTTGCCGGCAATGTTTGTAAATGTCAATAATTGAGCAGTAGCACCCGTTAAAATCTCTTCATCTCCGAATAAAGTTTCTCTCTGGAGTCTTGTAGCCTCTTTTCTTAAAGTTTCAAAGGTTAATTTTGCTGCGTTATTAGTGGAATCAAGACCTACCCTTACAGCCTCTAAGGCTTGAGCTTGTTTATTAAAACCCCTAAGAGATAAAAAAGTAAATGCACTAAAGGTAG